TCATTGACGTGTCCAAGCTGAATCACCCCATACTCAGACACGATACCGATAAATCCATTTTCGTGGTTGTGCTTAATCTCATAATCGACTGGAACAGATTCTGTCCCAGTGTTAGAAATTGTCGTTTCCATTACTCTTTCGTGATTGAGGGAGGCTTGAAAAGTTTTTTGAATTGTCGAATGTGCGATTCCATCAGGAACGATAAACGTAATAATTCCACTGCTTTGCAAATATTCTTCATCGAGTGTTGGTTCACCATTTAAAATCGCATTGTAATATAGATTAGGTTCATCACTAAAAATCAATTTGCCCATCTTGTCAGATGTTAATAATTTCGCCATTTTCCGCCTAAAATCTTTCAAATTTTCTGCAGTCCCATTATTAATCACATATTCAATAGCGATTTGCTTTTCTTCTTGCGTTACATAATCGAAATCCTTTCCGTTCCTAATTCCAATCTTTTTCAAATTGCTGGAGATTGGAGCAGAAAGATTCCTATTGACTTTTACAATTTTAATCGGCAACTTCTCTCCTTTGTATGTAACAGTGAGTAACCCCATTATCTAACCCCCTCAAGCAAATTATTAAATCTTTCTTTTTTCTTTAAGAGCGGTCTCATAAAATTCACAGTCCCCTCTGCAAGCACTTTTCCATCTAGCGGAACAGTTAGTGATACATTTATATTTATATCTTTTTCTCCCGCAACCTCTAGTACTGCTTCTTTTATATATTCTTTAAGCTTTCGAATCGGCGCAATTGCTTCTGGTCCCGCTTCCCCAGCGCCCCCTACCTTACCACTTGACATCTGGAAAAATGCCGGCTTTGTTAAAATTCCGCCCTCTTTAAACCATGACACATCGAGTGTTGGAAGTTCTGGGAAAATATCGCTTAAATGAATATTTCCAATTCCGGCTGCATATCCGTGTCCATTCCAGCCGCTTGCAAGACTTCCGTATCTCGATACGGTGTATCTGATCGCTGCAAGCATATTTGATAGCGGATCCCAAATATTTGTATCGTATCCAGGCATTGCATACGCTCGGAATGTTGGATCGATTACTTGCATTAATCCTTTTGATGGTGTTCCATTGATAGCATTAATATCCCAATCATTAATCGCGTTTGGGTTTCCTCCAGATTCGGTCTGCATCTGATATAAGAGCAAATTCAAATTAGCATCAGAATATTGATTCGTCATTCTAAGTGCTTGCTCCGCAAGTTTTCTCCACTGTTCCACTCCTGCTCCCGGTGTGTAGTTTACATGCGACTTTTCATCAAAAATCCCAGTAATAAAATCTACAACACTATCAAATACGGTATTAATTGCGCCTTTTGCAACCGTAATCCATGGCTCAAATGCATTTGTCAGATCTGCGAACTTATCAATCGCAATTTTGACAATATCTCCCGGATTCTTAAGGTAATCCCATACACTACCGCTAAATTCTTTTACCGTATCCCAAATACCACTAAAGAAATCTCCTATTCCACTTGCAAAATGCGGAAGTCCATCTAGAAAACTCTTTGTCTGATTTGCTGGCATGATTTTTGTGCCTTTTTTCATCGGAAGCACCACGTCACGCCCTTCCGGGATGAATGGCTTTCCGTCTGGCGGTATAATCATTTCTTTATAAGTAGACCCCTTCTGGTCGTTTACAACTCCAATAGTATCTCTGGGGAGTCCTCCTGTTCCTTTTGCAAACTTCGGAACATTCCATTCATCGAATGATTTATCCGATCCTACTGCATTCAAAATCCAGTTTATTCCCTTAATTACTCCATTAATCGCGCCTCCGAGCGTTCCGCAGATCGTATTTGCAATCCCTTTTATAATGCCACCCAGTGTATCTTTCAAAAACGTAAATCCATTCTCAATGCTTTTGAAAAATCCATCAAATATATCTTTAATTCCACTTGTCATAGTCTCCATATCGCCTGTGAAGAAACCAGAAAATGCCTTGATAATTCCTTTCAAAATCTCGAAATTGGATTCGAAGAATCCTTTTATGAACTCCCAAAAAATTTGTATTGTATTCATCAAATTTCCCAAGGTGCTATCTACAAATCCCGCTATTCCTTCTAGTGCTCCAAAAATAATAGGAGAAAGTATAGTAAAAAGATTCTGAACTGCTTCCCAAATTTGTTCTCCGTATTCGTTCCAAAATCCAGTAATTGCTGATAGCGCGTCTTCAAATGCACCTTTGACTTCCTCTAAAGCAGGACCTATATATGTGTTATATACATTCTCCGCAAACTTTTTTATGTCATCTATCAGCCCATTTACAAATTCTCTAAATGGTTCTATTTTTGCATACGCAATAGCAAACGTTCCCGCAACCGCTGCGACCGCCCCTATTATCGCCAGTGCTGGTGCCCCTATCGCTCCTGCTATTGACCCCAAAATACTAATCAAGCTTCCGATGCTTCCGATTATTTTGCCTACAATTAATAGTACGGGAGCCAACGCCGCTACAACAATGGTTCCTACAGCAATGATCTTTTTTGATTCATCATTTAATTCAGAAAACCACTTCGAAAACTCTTTTACTTTATCTACCACTACTTCTATAACAGGAGCAAGCACTTCTAATAAAGCATCTCCAAGCGCAATCATTACATTTTTCAACTCATTAAATGTTTTTCTAAATGCATCTGATTTCGTTTCTAACTTTCCAAGCGCTTCTTCTGTTGCGCCTGTTGAATTTCTCATTTCATCTAGCGTTGAATTAAAACCCTGCGCTCCATCTCCAAGAAGTACAAGCCCAGCCTTCGCCGCCTCTGCACTCCCCCACATATCACCAAATGCCAGTCCCTGCTCTTTTGCTCCATTTGATACGATTTCTAAAGCATCTGCAAGACTCATTCCGGATTGCATCAATTCCGCAAACGATTGCCCTGTTTTCTTCTTCAGTAAATCAGAAACTTTTGTTCCAGACTTCCCGAGCTCATTCAACATGGAGTTCATATATGTAGTAGATTCAGCCGCTGCTACACCATTAGATGTCAGTTTAACATACCCTGTCGTTATCTGATCTAGCGCTACATTGTTTGCCTTTGCAGTCGGGATAATTTTCCCCATCGTTGATGCAAGTTCTCCAACTGTCGTTTTACCTTTGTTTTGCGTCTGGATAAGCATATCGGAAACTTTTCCAACTTCACTTGCCTCTAGCCCATAGGCATTCATGATTGTGGTCAATACATCTAAAGCACTTCCGGCATCTGCGAATCCTGCTTTTGCAAGTTTCGTAGACTTTTCTACAAATGCAAGTGCATCTACTGTCTTCTGTCCTGCCGAAATTGCGTTATATACGTTATCTGCAATTTCTGCTGCACTTATTCCTGTCTGATTTGACAAGTTTATAATTCCTTTTTCTAGCTCAGAGATTGGCACTTCTGTTTCATCTGCAATTGTGCTTACTTTCGCAATTGCTTCCTCAAAATCCATGCTCATTTTCGATGAGGCAAGCCCTGCTCCTGCAAATGCCCCACTCAATGGTGCAAGAGCTTTTCCGGCAGCACTTACCTTTCCACCAATTTTCTGAACAGATTCTCCTGCATTTTGTATTTTACCTGCCACTTTTCCAGATACATCATTTAATTTTTCCAATTGCGATGTGTAAGATTTTAAATCTTGCTCTGTATTTGCGATTGTTCTCTGAAACTCTCGATATTCATCTATTCCAAGATTTCCTGATTTAAACCTTTTCTCAACTTCACTTTGTGCTTGCTTCAGTGCATCTAGTTTTTTATTTGTATTCCCGATCTGTTCGTTTAGAAGCTCTTGTTTCTGCGCAAGCAACTGCGTATTCTTTGGATCAAACTTCAATAATCTATTTACAGATTTCAATTCTCCTCCAAGACTTTTGGATGTTTTATCTACATCTTTTAAAGCCTTATCGAGCGCCATTGTATCCGCACCGAATTTTATTGTGATTCCTTTTATTTTCTTATTCGCCACTTCATACCTCCGTTAAAAATTATCAAAATCTTCCTGTGTTGCTTTTCTCGCAGTCGGCTTTTCATCCTTTTTCTGATTATCAATATACTCCTGCACATAGTCCAAACAATCACCAATGGTCATTTCTTCCATATCTTCGCTTGTCAATCCAACTTGTCTGCAAACATAAAAAAAAGATTCATTCGTGAACGCTTCTCCACTGGACGAATCTTTATCATTTATTTTTTTTTACTCGCTGGCATTGTATCTGTAAGCAAATCTTTTACCTCTCCCATGATTTCATTGAATGGGAACACTTCAAATCCGTCCAGCCATTCCAATGGGTCTGGAATTGTTCGGTCTGCCGTCTTTGCCATTGTCCAGATAATATCGTAAAATACTTCCATATCCATATGGTCGAGTGATGTAAATGAAATATCATTGATCCCGATATTTTTTCTTGTGCCTCTTCCGAAAACTTTTGCTATTTTCATCAAGTCTGCAAAATAATCTCTGCCGAACTGTGCTTTATATCTTTTCGGTAAAGCTGCCGTTGATTTCAATTTCACTGCTTTTCTATCGATGTAAATTGTTTTCTCCATCTTCTTCCTCCATTAAGGGCGGCAAATAAACCGCCCGATTTATTCCGCTTTTCCTACTTTTGCCTTTCCAACTTTCCCGCTGCCAATTAAGGCTACATCGTCAGCGGGAATTATTCCCCCGCATCTTCATATACCTTTGTATACCAATTCTTGTATTCTGTCTCGTCTGTTTCTGCCGTTGTAGATGCTTTTACAAGATTATCTCCCGGTCTCGGTGTTGCTGCGAGTGCAAGCTCTACTGTGTTTGGTTCTCCACTATCTTTTGTCGTACTTGATACAGACGGACGGTTTACCGTGCAGAAATAAAACAGATGCTTTGTCGCTTTCGCATCCCCCTGGAACTCGAACATAAGTGCAATGTTCGCAGGCTGTGCATCCGAATTTTCCTGTAACACACCTTTTGTTGTCTTTTTCTCTTTCAGAACCTCGATCCGGAATTCATCTGGCACTCTTGCTAAATTTAAGCTACCTTCATACCCCTGATTATTCGCACTCGTATAGTAATCAATATCATCTGCCTTGAAGCGAACCAGATCACCGCTTTTATCAAATGTAATACTTACTGCTCCTGGCAATTTCTTCGGTGTTCCATATTCTACTTTTCCGAGATCTCCAATCGTAGCAACTGCGTAGTAACAGTTGCGCAAACCAAACTCTACTTTGTTCTCTTTCTGTACCGCCATGTTCCAACCTCCTATATTTCAATCTCATATGCTTTCAAATACATATTTTCAGAATCTAAAAAACTCTCGTATGATTCATACGGGAGTCCATTCTCGTTTAATAGTTCCTTTACTTTTTTCTCTAATTGCAAATCTTTCTGACCTGTGTACACTTCGATCGTGACGGCATATCCTTCATAGTACACAGTGTCATCAGCGTAAAATCCAATATCTTCGTCCGCATAGTATACAATATACGGTAATTCTGGCACCTGACCGACTGCGAAACAGCGATACGCAATCGGAAGATTTAGAGCCTTCAGTTGATCTTTCAATTCTGGCAATGTCATTTCACAGTCTCCTTTCCAGTTCTTCTATATAATATTCTACGCACTCTTTCTCCACCTTTTCTATATGTGGGTAAGCGCGAACTTCTCCTACTTTTCTTCCTCCGCGTCTTAATTGGTGTCCCTTTTCCAGCAAGTGAGCTATCCTGTATGTCGGTCCCTTATTATACACAGTAATATCATACTTATCTTTTGTGCGCGACCAGTTTTCAGCGTACTCACCGCCTCCTTCGCTTTTTGGACTTGCTTCTTTTAATAAATTAACAGCTTCCCACGACGCTTTCAATGCCACTTTTCTTGTAACTTTCTTTGCCTCTTCCGTATACTCTCTCATCTGCCGCATAATCTCTGCTGCAAGTTTATCAGCACTTATGCTCTCGCTCATTTTTCAATCCCTTCCGTACAAGTCAATTCCAACTCTTCCATGCTAATCTGATATGTTTTCACCACTTTCAGTTTCTTTCCACGGAATCGGATATATCTTTGTCCTTCATATTCATAAGGATGCACAATCAGAACTTCTGATATTTCCATATTGTTCTGTCCAGCAAGGTAAAATTCATTCCGAGATATTTGATCTCTGCAGCACCAAACTTCCTGCTCTGTTTCGTCCGGAATTTGCTGACCGATTTCATCTTCTACATATCTAGCAGAAGATATCAACGCCACTTTCTCATCCCATGTTCGATTCATTGTTCACCGCCTTAATCATCCGATTATGAATCCTAAATTGTATACTTCTCGGCATAATACCTCCATCTGGATGATTATACGCCCAAGTAGCCCAATCAAGAACAAGTAGAATATCGCTGTACCGTTTCTCTTCTAGTTGAATTCCACGAACATTTTCGCACTCATCTAGTATGCCATCTATAATCGCATACAGGATTGCATCCTTACTTTCAGTAGAGATTCCTAATCTAGACTTTAATAATTGCAATATTGTTTCCTTCAACTCCATCACCCTTACGAATTAGCCATAATTCCTGCTGCCTTTAGTGCATCCAGCAAAGCTTTAAACTCCTCTTTTGTCACATTTGCTCCCGCTGCCTCCGGCACTAACGCCGTCTGCTTCACTAGTCCAGCTTTTGCTTTTGTTGCATTCACTGGAATTCCAGCATTTGCAGTAGCAACTCCGTTTTCAATATTATTCATTGCTTCTTTCGTGATGACCTCGCCGTCAACCCATGTTTTCTTTGAATATGCCATATTTTCACTCCTCTACTTTGATTTACCTACTTTTGCCTTTCCAACTTTCCCGCTGCCAATTAAGGCTACATCGTCAGCGGGAATTACCCCACCGGCGAGTATGTGATGTAGAATCCCGCATCCCCATCTGCTTTCTTAACATCATACCGTACAATACCTGCAAGTAATTTTCCGTAAATTTGATTATCTACCCATTCAACACTTGTCTGTTTGCGATCAAAAAAAGCACAAAATGATTTCGGATCTCCAACAAATCCCTTCAGTTCTCCTTTACCTGCAATCATTTCATCATCCAAAATAATCACCTCTCTACCAAGCAACATCTTTCCGCTTGAAGAAGTAATGGAATCTTGCAGCAGATATCTTCCATTCGTATCCTTTAACTTGTCTAACTCTGCGTACAGAGAAGCTGAAACAATGAATTTTACAGGATATACTTTTTTGATTTCTTTATTCACTAAATCTTTCAATCCATCTAGACCTGTAACACTTTTTGGCGTTGCGCTCTTCAATACCGTTGCGATGTCAGCATTTCTTGTGTTTCTAGACTGGTCATTGATCTCATCTCTAATAAGACCTGTAACATCGTAATCGGCATCATCAATCGCTTCCTGAGAAATCGGAATATACCCTCTTCTCGTTGCGATACTGTAATCAATATTCGAAATTTTAGGTCTTGAGAGTTCCGGATTCTGCTCCAACTCTTCAACTGTACTCATTTTTGTTCCTGCTTTCGCAATCACAGGATATTTTCCAGAGGAACTGTTGACGCTCACATTTTTTACATAATTTTTAAGATCTACAACATCCTCTGGTTTCTCTTGCGGAGCAAGAATTTCAACCGGAATCAGGATGCCCGCTTCCGCTTCTTTAAAACCTTCTGCTCTTACTTGCCCCTTTGATTTCACAAATGCATTGATTGCACTTCTTGTCTCTTCGATTTCTTCTTCATTTCTTCTGCCCATCTCTTTTTTCTTCCCCCTTCTTTCTGGTGTTTTTTCATATTCCTTCATTTTCCCACGCAGCTCCTCAAGTTCTGCTTCAAGGTCACTTTTTCTTTCTTCGTGAGCTTCTTTTTCTTCTGTGAACTTTGTAATCTCGTCATCCACAACCAAGCGCTCTTCTTCCGTATTCGCTTCTTCGATGGATGCCTCCAGTTCTTTTTCTCTTGTTTCAAAATCTGCGTCTTTTCCACGCATTTCTTCCAATTCTTTTTCTTTGCCTGCAATCTGTTTCGCAAGCATCAACTGTCTTAAAGCCATTACTTTTCTCCTTTCAATCTCTTTGTAGCATTACTTCGCCACTGTTCCATCTGTTTCTGTTGGTACTGTTCCACTTGTGCGTGCCTCGCCTGCACGCCTGTATCCTCATAAGCTGGGAATGTACATACAGACACTTCATGCAGATCAACTTCTCGGATTGTCCATTTCACAGTTCCGTCATCACGCCAGTCTGTTTCCTCACGCACAATATTAAAACCGAACGAGCACTGATCCACGTCTCCTCGTTTCACTCTCTCATACAGGTTCATTGCGTCTGAATCATTTTCATTGATATCAATTTCTCCCCAAAGACCTCTTATATCAGTTCTGAGGCGTAAAGTTCCTACTTTGGTTCTACCTAGAACGAGTGTATCATCGTGGTTTGTCAGTGCTCGGATATCATTGCTCATGGTGCTGTCAAATGCTTCCGGCGCAATTTCTTCATAAGCCCCCGGCCACAATTCTGTTTCAGAATTAAACACAGCGAAATAGCCAGAAATTGTTTTCTTACCATCCTCCGCTTCCCGCGTTTCAAATTCTGCTTTCCACGATCTTGTTAAATTTTCTTTATTTCGCTCCACTATTCATCACCTCCCGCCCTTAATTTCTTCTGCTCTCCAATCATTCCCTGAGGAATAAAGTTTTCGAGGATAATCAGATCATTCAATCCATCTTTCGGAGAGTCTCCTATCAAATTCAGCACATCATTTCCCGTATAAATTCCTCGAATATATAGGTTCATGCCAATTTCCGCAAGCTCCTTAGTGTCATAAGCCATCAAGCTTTTGGAGTTGCACTTAAAATACCAATGCGGACTCTGGATCAATCCTTTCGTAAGTGTTTGCTGGAAAACATCCGCAATCGACTTTACCCTAGTCCGGACAAAGTTGTTATATTCGTCCTTATTAAAGCTCCCAACCCCCAAGAAAAAAGGCGGTACATCCAAAAGTGATGCAACCGTCCTCTTATCAATCTCAACCGATTCATTAATTGCGATATCTTTTAGAGATAGTGGCTTAACCTCAGACACCTCTAACAGCTCTGCAGGTATTATCCATGGTTCGCCCGGTTTCGATTCTTTCAAATATTTTTCTTTTATCTGTTTTCTTCCTGCTTCGCTGGCAAGCTCTGTTGTAGCTGCATCTACTTTCACGATGATGTTCGGCATATATTGACCACTCATAAAGGATTTCTTAGTTGCATTTGCCTGTTTCAAATTCGATGCAATATCCTTTAATGCAAGTCTGTAGCCTGTACCCTTCCAAGGATATTCTGGATTCGGATTGATTGCAAAGTGCAGTACTTCGCTTGGATCATATTCCTCACTGCCGTAGATTATCTTGTATCCTGTCGGAGTCTCTTCAAAGCTTGTCATAGACGGCTTTAATGGAATGAGCTCATCGATGTATCCATCTCTCATTACAGGAAGAACAACAGCATTTCCGTCACCCGGCAACAACATGGAATATACAATGTTATAAACCCATGCCTTTCTCGTCATCAAGGAATATGGATTGATGTCTATCTTTCGTGATAACTCATTCTTGATCCGAACATCACCATGAGGTCCATTCTCCATCAAGTGGATTGTCATACCGGAAACGAGATCAGCAATCTTCTGACACGCTGCCCGGATTTCCGGATTCTGCGCTAGCGTTGTGTATCCTGACGGCAATAAAAAATCAGAGAACATAGCTCCCTGATAAACAAATACTTTATTCTGTGGTTCTGATCTGATACTCTTTTGCTTCTTTTTCTTAGCCATTTTAATCTCCTATTCTCTCTTAAGCCATTTATTTGCTACATTCCCTAGCGCCATATCCGCTAGCATCTGACAGCACGAAAAGACTCCTGCATCAAATAAGTCAATTCGTCTTACACCGCCGTCTCCGTCTACTTTTTCGTACTGTATCATGTCATCTACTTTCTCAATCGCCCTTACATTCTGCACGCAATACTCAAAAGCATCCGAATGTAGATAATAAAACTTCTTATTCTTTACTTTTACTTCGATATGTCGGAATCCCTCGGATTTCACATAGAAATACTGCGGCTGATCCTGTATTCTAAATCCAGACTTTTTCATTTTTAAGAAAAATTCTCGTCCGAATTTCTTATCGAACCCTACAATCTTTATTTTGAATCCCATCTTTTTCATAGAGATAAACCAATTCACAATATCATCTGGAAGCACTGTCGCTGTATTACTCATTGTCAGCCATCCGTCTTCTTCCCAACCAAACAATGGGATACCATCTTCGTCAGCTTTTTTAATTGCAGCAGCCCTTGGAAAGAAAGCGTGTGTGATGCAGATGTCAACATCTTTGTATGTTCCGTAGATTGCGCCGGCTGTTAAATCGTGAAGTTTTGATAAGTCGGCGCCTCCATACCATGTGATCGGCAGTTTTGCCAGTTCTTCCAACGACCAGTTATATTCATCATCAGATGATCTGAATTCGTTAATATCAAAGTATGCGTTCAGAGCATTTGTAAAGATATTTAATGTCTTATTCAAATATTCTGCTCTCAACTGTGGCTCATTCATTGCCTGCGCTGCATCATCCAAAAGTTCATCTACTGTAACAGTAACTCCAATGGACGGCGTACACATCTGCAGTACTTCTGGATCGTCTAGTGTCGTGATCTCTCCTTTGCTGTTTAAAACATTCCCCTCTTTATCCTGATCTGCTTTGCAAATAAAAATAAAATAGGAATCATATGCCTTATCTGTAATCGTTCCATTTAAGACTTCATGTAGAGTTTTGATTCTGTTCGCAAGAAATCCATCTGGAATATCTCCGGCAGTAGAAATACCAATCAACAATTTGTTTCTATATGCCTTCATGGCATTTTTCATTAAAATATATTTTTTTGCCCCGGCTCTTTTCCAAGAATGCAGCTCGTCCAGAATCAGACAGTTGCAGTTTAAAGAGTCCAACTTATCTTCTTGGTTGGCGATCGCATACATTTCAGCAGTACCGTCTCCAAAATCAATACTGATAGAATGTTCTTGGTTATTGTTTCGGATTCTTAGCTTATCAACATCTCCACGCAAAGTTTCAACATTATCTACCAAAAATCCAAAACTCTCCATTGTCTGTTTTACAGAGTTTGCAACAATATATGTCTTTGCTCCAGACCCTCTGTCCAGAATGCTTTTTGCTTCTGCAAGTGCAGCACTAAAAGATGTTTTTCCCTGTTTTCTTGGCAAAAAAATAAGCGCTTCATTGAAACGCCGGATATCTGTTCCTTTTCGAAAGAATCCAAATAAATTTACACAGACAAACTTCTGCCAATCAGTCAATAGCATTGGAGTGCCTTTAAAGCTGACTCCATTCTTGTCCTCGCCTTGTACGTGGTGGATAGTCCCCTCGATCAAATCAATTACGAAATCAAATTGATCACTGCGAAACTCTAAATCGTCGCGTTTCAAATCTGAAAGAAATCTCTTGCACGCAAGCACTCTGTCTACATTCGCTAAGACTTTCTTGCTTGCGATATCCTCCGCATAACGCACAGCCGTATCGAAATGCGGACTGTTAATGTGGGATAAATCCATTTACTTCCCTTGCTGTTTTTCCAATAATAATGCAAATGCAGATTTCTCTTTTTTCGGCTGTTCGATTTCTGCATTGTACGTTTTTGCATTCAGCATCAGTCTGTCAGAATATGTCCCAATATCTTTTCGGAGGTTTTCAAGACTCACGAGAATAGGGCTTTTTTTACCCCCGCTTTTCTCGGTGTCCAATATCACTTCATATCCTGATTCTTCGAACTGTTTGCTCAGCACATTGTACTGATAAATCATATCTGCATATATCTCGATCACCTGCTTATACTGCACTTTGTAGGTTCCAAGCTCCTTCATGTATTTGACTGTCCTATCAATAATCGTCTGCCTTTGCGGTATGTATCTTGCCATCTATTCTCACCTCCTATCCTGCCGGAAAATTTATTTTCAGAATCCCGCGCTATTGGAAAGAGTCCTCTCTCCCGATTCTCCTGAGACGCTTTCAATTTTCAAAAGGGAGGGGGGATACCTCAATCTCTTTCATCTTCAAGTTTATTCCGGCTTTCTCTTCCATCCATTTAATCATGTCTGATGCCGAATCCTTTCTTATCGTAACGATTGATATAAAAATCTCTCCAAGACAATTCGACATCACGTTCCAAGAATCGTACCCGCATGCGTAGCTATTAACACACGTCTTTACTATTTCTTCCAATATTGCAGCAACTTCCTTTGTACTCTCATCTACTTTTCCTGCCCATTTAAGTTTATACATCTTAATTTTTTCCATGCTTCAAACTCCCTTCTTCTTTTCCTCTGCCAATACAATCCAGCAGCCGTAATCTTATCTTTCTTCCTATCATGCATCCGGTCATGCTGCGCTGCAGACATACTGATGAGATTCCAGTCCATTAATGCAAGATCTGGATACTCTTCCAGTGGATAGATATGGTGTACTGTCGTTGCTTCTGCATACTTCCCGTATCTCTTTGACTCTTGGCATTGATATGAGTCGCGTCTTAATATATGTTCCCTTTTCTTTCTCCATCGCTTACTCTCATAAAACTTCCCCATATCACTTCTTCCCCGGAATTATTTTCCCACACCTTTCGCACTTCCATTTATGGCTCGTGATAAAACTACCGTCCTTTTGCCTGACCAAATCCGTGCTGTCATGTACAACTCTTTCATGTTTACAAAATAATTGTTTGATTATCTTCATCACTACCTCCTGCATTTTATATGCTTATATATAAAAGAGCACCTAGCTTCTGCTAGATGCTTGCCACATTCTAATCTATTAATTTTCTAAGAAAAAAGAGACACCGAAGTGCCTCCTTAATAATTATTATCGTTTATACCGCTTACATAAATCATGTAAAATCTCCATTAGACAAATAATTGAATCTGGTCTTATTGGCTCCTTGTCTTTTTCAGAATTTCCTCTTTCATACAAATATCTCCACTTGGTATATGCCATTTTTACATTTTCAAGTTCAACATCAAAATTCGTGTTTCCACTTATCTTTTCATTAAACTTTTCTTTACACCATCTCTTATCGTCATCACTTATTAATTCAAATAATTCACCTAAATCATGCTCTATTTTCAAGCAATTCTTGTTTTTATACACCAGTGCTTTTAAATATAGCTCGCATGCTAACGCCCCTATATTTATTGTCGGAAATATTAACTGCATACACTCGCTTAACGAATCAGTCGATTCATTCCCTTCCATCTTTTCCCATAACACCCTCACTGCACAATAATAGTTATTCGCAGTATCTACAATATTAATATATTTTTCTTTATCCATTTGTTCCTCCTTTTAATACAATCCTATTTCACCAAACTTCTTTGCACCTTGATATAATAATCCAAATTCTAAGATATCACTTGATAAGTCCGGCTATATTTCTAGAACTGTATTAAATTTTAAAGGTGCAATATACATCTGGCTGTTACATCTATCTATTTATAAACAACAGCGCCATCGATACATATAATATAACGCATTTCTTTAGCACTCGCAATAGAGGAGTGCTAATTTATACTTTTTTAATATTTATGACTACCGCATAACATAATAATCAAAACCAAGCAACGTAACCAAATGAAAGGAGGTCGCAGTAGTCCACAACAGGCGCAATCGGAATCGAACCGATGACATATGGTTTTGGAGACCATCGCTCTACCAACTGAGCTATACGCCCGTAGGATGCCTTTTATTGACACCCTCTCCCCTATCCGCACTCGGGGACTAAAACACTAAATATAGATCATGTCTACTTGTTTACTTGGCAGATCTGCGGATATCTGCATTTGGTACCAATCAGATGTAAAGCCGATCGCGCGCTTAATCATTTAAGGACTGTCTCAGCCGCTACTTTACACCCGAAGCCATGTGTAGGAATTGAACCTGCCTATCCATTCATGGCATTATAAAAGCGCCCCGGAGGGCGCCTTACAGTGAGAGTTAGTATTATTTATTTTCCCTTTTCGGGTATGATACCATATTACCATTTTTGAAGCGGACAGTGGCGGACATTTACGAAACTTTTTCTAAAAATCTATCATGTAACTTACGACAGCTGTCTTTCGTAAATGGAATCCTTTTCTTCGGAAACATATAATTCATCTGCATGGCTACCATTTCCCACGTCAGATTGTCTATGTAATATAGCCTAAACATGCTCCTAAGCCTGCTCTTTTCTATCTGCTGTATGTATTCTTCTACTTGTGTTTGCTTTTCGAGCAGATCAGCTTCCAATAACTCTAGCTGTGCAATCTTTCTTTCATAAGCAGCCTGCTTTCGGATAATAGCCATCGTAGGCTTTCCATGTATCTTCACTGTCCGGAGTGGTTTTTTCCCTTTCTTTCCGCAAGTCACGGAATCAGTGACAACCGTCTTATTTAGTCTATCCAATGCTTTCTTATCCTCTTGTATCCGTCTTCTAAGGTCTTTAATCTCTTCTTTCATATCTGCGTACTCAATCAATATCTGCTTGTCCACCGGCATCAATCCCCTTTCTCCTTAATCTTCCCACTCAAATCAACTCCCCATTTTCTCAGACATTGTTTCACACTATACTCTTGATATGCCGGACGTTTAAATGCTTTCACGGCATTGTCCGGTGCTTTATGGCTTTCCATTTCGTCGTAGTGCTGCTCTTGGTCTATCTTCATCTGCCTGCGATTTCTTCTATGCTCCATTTCTTCACTCCCTTTCGTCTCTAGCGGACCATGCAAGTATGCCAAAGAACAACGTCACCAAAAGAATCATCCCTACTCCAATAAGATGCATTACTGAAAATATTACTTCTATCATTTTATTCTCTCCATTCTTTCCCATGATACTTTATAATATGCTGTTTTGGTTTTTCTTACTCCTTTACTGCTTCCTTTTCAGATGTTATAATTGATATATCAATTCTTTTTATCTTAAGGAGGCATTTCTATGAATTATCAAAAATACGAATCTTATGAAACATTTTTACTGTATCAAGAATTTCTTTCCATCCCAGACAATCCATTTTCTTTCCAGCTGCCCGAAGGAATGATGATGACCAGTGATATGATACATACATTCCTTCAGGCTGCTTACAATGCAAAAGGTGTGTCTATTTTGGACTCTTAATATATGGGTTCTGGAAGTGGCTGCCATGCTACAACATCATGCTTATTTGTATACCATTCTTCTCCTTGTTGTCTTCTAGTCCACCATTCGTTTTCTTGATTACGATACACGCCCAAACACACTTCGCCGTCTTCGAGAGTTACTAATTGCATATCATAAAGTATTTTTTCTCCCTCTTCCGGCAACCTCTCATCCACCGGAATCCATCCACCATCATAAGTATTCACATAATGCCTTCCGCATTGGCAATCAAACGATTTTACTCTGTTAAAATCAAATTTGAATACTTCTCGTTCATCCATGCGAGAGCGGATGGCGTCAACTACATATTCCATTGCTCTTGCATATCCTTTTGCTTCATCAAATTGCAAAGGATTTCCTCTTGCACATCTTCGCATTTCTTCATGTGCTAATTTTGATTCATTTTCTATCTCTTCCAAAATCTTCTCTAGTACGTTCATTTTTTGTGCCTCCTAACTAAGCAACTCTTTCAGAGCCGCATCATGAATATCACCCGGTTCTGCATATTCGCATTTTTTAAGAATTTCTGCTCTATCAAAACACAAGTCTTCTGCAATATCGCAAACAATCGTTCCTCCAATACTTTGATAACTATCCATGTCAATTACACACCTGTCGCACGTTCCATATTTACTTTTACATCTAATCATTGTTTCACCTTTCCGTTCTTGCAAGAAACTCAACTCTTAACTCAATTACTCAACCCTTGTTTTCAACCGCCTAATTTGGGACAAACACACTCCCATTGGTAATCTGTAAAATGAATTTCATAATCATGTATTACTTCCCCATCAATTATTTCAATTACCTGGTTAAATTCCATTCCTTGTTCAAAAGCATGAATCTTCATATCGACATGGTATTTTTTACATGTTCTTAAAAGTTCATCAGCGTTAATACCCCATGCAAATTTGGAATCAAATACTGCAGTGAGTCTTTCATCATCTTCGTATTCTGAAAGATATACTTCAACACCCTCAACGAATCCTCTTCTTGTTTCTTCAATCCAACAAGTTTCATTCGAATTAATATCTCCAAATTCATTTACTGTCAACTCAGATTTTGCATCACCGAATAAGTCAACAGGGTGCAACCCCTCAAGCACAAACCTCTTTATATTTTCTTTCGTTCCACGAACCTTTAAAGTTCCTTCACACCAATTCGGCATAATTCCTAACTCCTTTCAATGTTTATTTCGACTAATCAAGTCGTTGGCAACACTCTGGACATACATGGAGTCCTGTATAAGTTATGTTTTTGTCGCAAACTGGACAATGTTCTGTTCCATTAGCCCAAACATCCACTTTCATCGCTAACTGCTTTTCCAGTGCTTCGATTGCAGTTCTGGCATTATTGGCAACCATTGTATGGTCACATCTATCATAGTTATCGCACTCTTCACACACTGTATCGTCCGCAAATGATTTCATACAATATATTGCTTCTCTAACTTTCTTCTCGTCCATCTTCCATCACCTCTATTACTTCCAACCAAATTCCATTTTCTCCATCTTTTTCGTAGATGAAATCCGTTTCTATCCCCTCTTTCGAAAGTACTTGCATAGTCTCCACGCAATCGTCTGAATCACGACATTTAATCATATCGCCGACTTTAATTTCACTCATTCTTTCGCTCTCCTTCTTTTCGTTCTTCCACACGACAAACCTTTACAGAAATACATCTCTGTTCCTCTCTTTGTTTTCACATAATCATACTCTCCGATCAGCATCTTCCCGCAGTTAGCGCATAACTTCGCATCATCGGGAGCCAGTTCCTTTTTTTTCATAGCACTACTCTTCATTCTTTCGGATACCTCCCGATAGCACTCTCAATCCTCTGTACAGCTGATTTATTAAGTCTTTCAATCAAATCCACATATTCTTTCAGGTCGATGCTCATGCCGTCCATAAAATCAAGCTGCGAAAGAGTTATATATCTGTCCACTGCCTGCCGGATGCTTCCGTAATATCCATGTGTTCTGACAGATTCTTTCAATTCGCCATCCTTTGTCTTCCCGGAATACCTCTGTCTCAATGTGTAATTTAATGGATCTATCTCGATAAAATATCCATCCTGTAATTTAATCTCTACCATTTATCTTTCCTCCTCTACTGCCACTATCCTATATCCGCATATCTTCCCGCTATTCTGCCTCAATTTCCTAGCGCGCACTGTTGATTCTGTAGTATGCAATCTTCTTGCCAAGAGAGTGGCTGATTCTTCCACGCAGAGAGGCAGCTCAAATCGATCTGCAGTCACTGCCATCCATAGCATAGGATCACTCCTTCCATAAATTAATTACCGGAGCCCATGCAATTAATAAGGATTTTATAAAATCAAGCATCTCTTTGTCTGACTGATATTTCTTAGCGATCGCCTTGATTGATGCGTTATACTGTTTATAATCTTGATTCTCTCTAAAGTCCTTATAGGCTTTCCAGAAGGAATTTTGAATATCTGTTATTTTTTCGTGCATATTCACTCCTTTTCGTAACAAAGTATCAAATATTTCGTATTAGTAACAAACGCTTGCTACCTGCTCAAACCCGCATGGTTGACGGCTTTTCAAGCTATGGTAACAAAGTAACAATGATTTTTACCCTATATAGGGATTTCATATTTCTTGGATTTCTCACACAAAACGCTCTTATATATAGCGCGTTTTTCCGTTGTTACCTTGTTACTTTGCTACCTTTTTTATTGAAATGGCAACTCCTCTTGTGTCTCATCGATGCTCGCGAATCCATCATCATCCACATTTTCTTCCGGATTCAGTTGTAAGAACACACACCTCGAGTTTTTCCCGTCAATCTTCTTCTGCTTTGTATGATTTCCTTTGCTGTCCTGCTGGATAATTCCTTTCTTCGCCGCCCACGAAAGAAAAGACTTTTTAGAAAATCCACCATCTTTGCAAATCTGGTCAAACGCAGAATTGTAAAATATTGCATATCCATTCTCAACAATTCCCCACTTTTCGCAGCTCGTCATTGCATCAAACCGATGTCCATTCATTGCCACCTTATCCTGGATGAAATGATAACAGCGCTCATTATCTGAAAGCTCGTTTCGGTCTATAAGCACCTTTTTCGCCTCTTCCACGGAAATATATTGTCCATCCTTAAATATATAGTCTGTGGCGATTTTATCCGCTGTAAGAACGATAGAAAGCGAAATACTCTGCTTCTGCATCTTGTCCGTATCTAAAAGTTGTTTTTGAAATTCTTTCTGAATAGAACGAATCTCGTCCTCGCCGAGCTCCTTTATAATCTCCACAAACTCTTTCCCTGCATGTCCATAATTTTTCTTCACTGTTTCTGCCGTCTTCTGTGGATCCTGATATATTTTTTCGCCGCACTCAACTTCTAAGATTCTGTTAATTGCTCCGCCTTGATTGACATAACTGCTTAATGGCCGTTCTCCATTGCAGATCATCACGTTTCTCCAGCGGTTTTCTCGATTGATTCCAAGTTCTTTATTGGACCGGCTCTTTCCTTTCCCAGAACACAGATCGTAAACAATTCCTTCAAAATTGTCCCTGATTCTCGCTGAGGTTTTACTTGTATCATCCAGAAACATCGGGAGATGATTCAGCATATCCGCCTTTGCTTCCAATGCTACATCCGTTGTCTTAAAGTCTCCGATATATCTACTCTCATCTGGATTCGCCCACACAGAAGCAGCGACCATCAAAGATACTGTCTTTCCTCCCTCTGTTTCTCCCCATAAGTCCACGAAAAACGGGAGCCCGCCAAGAACTTGCACTAATACACTGGAAAATGATGCAGCTAATAGAAATTTCACTTCCATCCTGCCAGATGCTCGAAGCTCCCGGACATGCCTTAGCCACACATCAAAGCTTCCATGATCTGAAACACTCTCAAAAGCTTGTTTGAAGCGATTATCACCATCAAAGATAATGTCTGTATCATAGGGGATAAACTGATCGTTAATCCATCCTAGCTTACTTGTGGAGTATTGCACATCTATGTAGTCATCATTTCCATTTTCCACGTCAGCGAGATACTTGACCAACAACTTTGCATTTTCCGATGTGACAGATATCCCTCTTCCAGACAGCGCTACAATCTTATTCGCCGATGTAATCATTGTCTTTGGCACAACAATGTCCTGCCATTGATTATTTCGTTTGTATGCCAACTTGATCTGCTCTTCTCCAGTCTCGAGATTACGCAGCCTCTCCACTGGCAGAATCGGGTGATAGCAGGCTACCTCATCAACTCTTCCGGAATTCTGAGCAAAGACTCCTCGATCATCTGCTATCCATGCACCGCAATACATCCGATCATGAGGTCCCGTGAAGTTCGTGTAATTATCCACTGTGCAGACAGTTCTGTTTTCCTGCTCCTGCCTTTTCATTTCTCGATCTGCCTGGTTGTACCCCTTTAATATCTCTTCAAAATCTGATTTAACTCCCAGCTGCTTAGCTCTCCTAGTGAGTTGAACCTTTGTTTTCGACCGGAGAATCGGATCTTCCATCTCAAACAGCTCGATGAAAACTTCATCATCCAATATGCTGTCCGCATCAAATTCGCTCATTTCTTTCACATTCTCACCTCCTCACTGTTTAAAATATCATGCAGGTACAACTGATATTGCAGAGCATTGTAGCAGTCACACCAAGTCTCGCTGAATGGCTCTGATCGATTCATATAGTCGCGATACACATCAATCAGTACATTATTAAGCTCTCTTCTTTTTTTAAGTTTATCTTGTTCTTTTTTCCGCTGATCTGCTTTCTTTTTACTCCGGTATACAGCCAGCTTCGAGTGAAATGTTGGCTTATCATAAGTCCCTCCAAGGCTTTGAAAAGCCTCTTTAAAATCAACCCGGTCCATCATTTGAACAAACGTGAATATATCTCCATTTGCCCCGCACCCAAAGCAATGAAAACTATCCTGGTAGATTTTCAATGATGCTCCCCGATCCCCTTGGTGGAATGGGCAGTGAATAAATCCCGCCCGATCCACTTGGAATCCGTACCGCTCTGCAATTTCCCTCATGCTGTATGTTTTCTTAATCTCTTCCTTATTCATCTTTCCTGCCTAACAATTCAATGATTTTCTTTCCGGTGTCTTTTTTCTCGCAAAATTCAAATCTCACATTGTATCGATCCCTGATAGTGCAAAGAGATTTGTAGAGCTGATTTCCGTCCACTGCCTTT